AGCTTCAAATTTTAGACGTCTAAAAAATGGCGAGGCCCACGCACCGACTCGACGCAATGTTATAACATCACAATAGAAACGACGGGCACAAAAAAGCCGCTCAATCGAGCGGCTTAGGGATTTTGTAGGTTTGGCTAGGCCAGATAGTAGGCTAGATCTTCCAGATGGCGAATCATTTGCCATTCGCCGCCCATATCGTAATAGTCCATCACTAGGCGGTCAACGGATGTCCCCCAGCCGTCATAGACTACGCCACCCTGCCGGTCGTGCAGGGTCCATACCATTTCATTCAAAATTTCTTGCAACATTTCTATATCCTCGTGTTAGCCCCGCCTAGGCGGGGCGTGGTGGTTTTGTAGGTTAGGCTAACTTTTCAACTAGCGCGGGAAGGATAAGCAACATGGTAACGATTAGGTAAGGATGCATCATTTACCCCCCTTGCAAAACAAGTCCCGAGACTCAACGAGACATCTCGTCACAATCCCTACATTGCTATCCAGCATAGTTGCCAGAATAGGCGCGAACTCAGCCCTAAAGCTCTCGTTCTTGAAAAGCTGATCAAGCAATATCTGGCAATGCTCACGCGGGCTAATGGGAGCTTCACTATCGCCCGATACATTGGGACGCGCCACCTCGCCCTTGGCTGCAGCCTTTTGTGTCACTACGGGCTTTGCAGAGGCCGCTTTGGGGGGTTCTGGCGTGGTGGGCTGGGCTGTTTCCACGATGGCGGGCGTGGTGGTGGTGGTGGTTGCGGGTGCGGGTGCCGCTGCTGGCTTGTCCGCGTGTTTCTTTTCGTACCAGTTAGGATTGACTTTTCCATTGCCGTTTAGCGCAGTCCACGTTTTCGCCTTTCTCAGGCGGTCTGCATTCTTATCTGTTGGGAGTATCTGGTACTCTAGGCAGGTTCGTATCACCCCGAGCCATGCCGCTATTCTTGCCTCCGCTCTTTTAGCTTCCACTTTGTCCTCCTCTCCGGGAATAGCATCATCGTCTTGCGGCCACTCCAGCTCTTTGACTATCGGATAGAACAGCACGCGTTTTTCTTTCCACGCTTTATTATCACCAATGGGTATTTTATGTTGTCTTATGACGGGTTCCAGCACCAAGCGGGCGCTCTCAAGGCGCGTTTTAAGTTCGCTAACCATCTTTGAGTCGTTAGCATACGCCTCGAACGAACCCATAAAGGCGCCGTCTATTTTGTTCGTTTCATTGCTCATTGTCGTCATCTCTCATAAAAGCCCGGTGAACGCCACCGGTAACGTGGACATATAACAGCACAAAACCCCACACGAAGCAACAGCTATTTTTAGACTGTCCAATAAGTCGAAAGCATCCACATATAAGCCATATAATACTTATATTATACCATGTTCACAGCGATCAGCGCAAGCTAAGTGACTGATTTATAAGGGGTTGTAATGTTATAACGTAATAAGCGTAATGTTATAACATAGCATGGCGAAGCATGAGAAACTAGCTTAAACGCGGCGAAGCCAAGCGAAGCCGCAAGCGTTGACCCACGGGGAGGGGAGAGCCCCGTTGTAGAGCGGGACTCCTACGGAATATATAGACTATGTTCTTGACTGTGATCCGCCAAAATTTTCTAAGAATTACGAAAAGTAACAATGCTTTAATTTTTATAAAAATTTTCCCCCGCTAATTAGTATCGACTCGACGTACCCCCTCTTTTCCTTTTTTCTCAGCTTGGGTCCCCTCTACCTCCCCTTGCGCTATTGTTTCCACTATGCTACTTTCTTGTTTCTGGTCCTTTGGCCTGCTGAAAATTTATGGAAGATTTTTTTCTTTTAGACGATATCGCTGAGGCAGATGCTGGTCTGCTGTCGTTTCCGCTTGTGCTGGAGTTTGAAGGCTCTGTGCCCAATGCCGCTCTATTTTTGAAGAATGAGCCTAACCGCCCACTGAAGAAAGAAGAGAAGGAGTGGGTGCGAGAAGCCGTAAAAAACCCCACCAACCAAGAGATCATCAACGCTCCGCCCTCTGCCCCCGCCCTCCGTGCGTTAGAAAAGCAACTTGAAAACTACAGCGGCACCATGCCGGTCACAAAGGAGCAGTGGCAGAACTATGTGATGAAGCAGTATTTTCTGCAGTCACGCGACCCCGACCCAAAAGTTTCCAAGCCAGCGCTGGATGCCATAGCCAAGACAAATTTAGTAGGGCTTCACAATGATGTGCAAGAGATCAACATCAACACAAAAAGTACGATAGAGCTCGAAGCCACCCTCGCACAAAAGCTGCAGCAAATCCTGAGCAAAAAAGTAAACAACGAAAACGAAGATGAAGTGATAGAGGCGGAGTGGAGCGAAGCAGAGTGAACGAAGAAGACATCACAAAAGCGTTGGCGCTAGCCTCTCCAAAGGAAAAAACAGAACTCCTCACACTGCTGGATGAGCTCGAAAAGCGTAAAACCCGCGAAGAGGCACAAGAAGACTTTTTAGCGTTCGTTAGAACGCAGTGGCCTGACTTTATTAGTGGCTCACATCACAGGCGCATTGCCAAACTCTTCGAGGACGTAGCGGCAGGTAGAAAGAAGCGCATAATAATAAACCTCGCTCCTCGACACACAAAATCGGAGTTTGCATCGTATCTGTTCCCGGCATGGTTCCTCGGCAAGCACCCCAAGAAGAAGGTCATGCAGGTGTCGAATACGGGGGAGTTGGCTGAGGGCTTTGGTCGTAAGGTGCGAAATCTATTTGAGACGGAAGAGTTTAGAAGTATTTTTCCTGACGTAGAGCTACGCGCCGACTCCAAGGCGGCAGGGCGATGGAATACCAATCACGGAGGTGACTATTATGCTACGGGTGTGGGTGCAGCTCTGGCTGGCCGTGGTGCTGATCTATGTATTATCGACGACCCTCACACAGAATCAGAAGCGGTCTCGGCAGCTTTTAACCCCGGAATATATGATAAGGTCTATGAGTGGTTCACTACGGGACCCCGCCAGCGACTCCAGCCGGGAGGAGCCATAATCATCGTCCAAACACGATGGTCCCTCAGAGACTTGACGGGGCAGATCATCGACCATGCTGCCAAAGATGCAAAAGCCGATCAGTGGGAGGTGTTTGAGTTCCCCGCCATTCTCCCGAGTGGCAACCCACTGTGGCCTGAGTTTTGGAAAATTGAAGAGTTAGAGGCTACCCGAGCGACGATCAACAATGCAGGGAAGTGGAACGCTCAGTACCAACAAAACCCTACGTCAGACGAGAGTGCCATAATAAAACGTGCGGACTGGCAGATATGGACAAAAGACAAACCACCGCCGATGGACTACCTCATCATGGCGATGGACACTGCATTTGAAGCGAAGAAGAGCGCCGACTACAGCGCAGCCGTTATCTTTGGGGTGTGGACAAACGATGAAGATGGTGGACAGCCTAACCTCATGCTGTTGGAGGCTTGGAGAGATAAGCTAGAGTTCCCGGAGTTAAAGCAGAAAGCGAAGGAGTTGTACAAGGAGTGGGAGCCGGACAGTGTGATTATCGAAAAGAAGGCATCCGGGGCTCCGCTGATATATGAGCTGAGAAGGATGGGCATCCCCGTGCAGGAGTACACACCGAGTCGAGGGAATGATAAGATAACGAGACTGAACGCGATTGCAGACATTTTCGCTTCAGGTAAGGTCTGGGCTCCAGATAGGCGATGGGCAGATGAGTTGATAGAAGAGGTCGCGTCGTTTCCCGCAGGGCGGTATGATGACTTCGTAGACTGCACCAGCTTAGCATTAGCACGGTTTCGTGCGGGTGGTTTTATAGGTACAGCCAATGACCAAAGTGAGGAGGAGTACAATGGTGGTTTTTATCGGCGTAGAGCCGCGTATTATTAAGGAGGAGAGATTATGGTAGCCGGTATAGTGGAAGCGATGGCGGGGCAGGTAGAAAGAGCGCTTAAACAACAAGAGGAAATAAGCACTATGCTAAAAGGACCAACGAAACCGCTCTGGCAAAATGAGAAGATGGGGTTAAAGCCAGAACAATACAACGCATGGGAGAAGTACATTAAAGAAGAGTACACCGATGCAGAGAACGAATTAGTAAAAGAAACAGAAAAAAGAGAAAGCGCAGAGAAAAAAGCAAATGACTACCAAATAGGCGGGTCACACTACAAAGACAAGCGAGTGCAGCCGTGGGATGTGATCGACACTCTGCCTCATGCACAGGCTATCGGCTTTTACAAGGGCAATGCGATCAAGTATATAATGCGGGCTGGAGATAAAGGCCCAGCAAAGGAAGACTACGAAAAGGCCAAACATTATCTTGAGAAGCTCCTCGAAATTTTATAGGACACACCACATGGCAATCGAAAGAACACCGCAACCCGGGCTGTTAGGCGCATATCTTGAGAAGCAGGGGGATATAAATAACCCACTGCAGCAGGACGATCAAGACGAGCCTATTGAGATTGTCATTGGCCCTGAAGACGGCGAAACGCTATTTGAGATCGAGGTAACTGAGGAGGAAGCGCCTAGCTTTGAAGCGAATCTTGCTGAGTTTATTGACGACTCTGAGCTTGAAGCGATATCCAGTGATTTGCTGGACGATTTCGATAACGACAAGAATGCGCGTAAAGAGTGGGAAAGGACCTACATTGATGGTCTGGATTTGTTGGGGCTCTCCATAGAAGAGAGGACTGAGCCGTGGGACGGTGCCTGTGGTGTATATCATCCCATGCTGACGGAAGCAGCGATCAAGTTCCAGTCGGAGATGATTTCGGAGACTTTCCCGGCACAAGGCCCTGTCAAAGCGCGGTTGGTGGGTAAAGCTGACAGAGAGACAGAAGAAGCCGCAGCACGAGTGGTAGCCGATATGAACTACCAACTCACAGAGAAAATGCCTGAGTTTCGTACCGAGCATGAGAAGATGCTGTGGAGCCTTGCGCTGGCAGGCGCTGCCTTTAAGAAGGTGTATTTCGACCCCACACTCAACCGCCAGACCTCAGTCTTTGTACCCGCAGAGGACATCTATATTCCTTATGGAGCGTCCAGTGTTGCTACATCGGAGAGGATTACGCACTCCATGCGTAAGACCAAGAATGAGGTCAAGAAGCTACAGTATGCTGGGTTCTACAGAGACGTGGACTTGGGTGAGCCGACCAAGCAGATTGATGAGATACAGAAGAGAAAGGACGATGACTCTGGGTTCTCCTCCTCTTATGATGATCGGTTCAACATTCTTGAGATGCAGGTCGAGCTCGACTTGCCGGGGTTTGAGGATACCGATGAAGAAGGGGAGTCTACAGGCATTGCCCTGCCATACGTTATAACGCTCGAAAAGTCCTCTGGCACCGTGTTGGCTATCAGAAGGAATTGGGACGAGTATGACGACTTCAAAAACCCAAGACAGCACATCGTACAGTACAACTACATCACGGGGTTCGGTGCTTACGGTTACGGTCTGATTCATCTTATCGGTGGCTTTGCTAAGTCAGCTACCAGCATCGTAAGACAGCTTGTAGATGCAGGCACGTTGTCCAATCTTCCCGGTGGGTTGAAGACTAACGGTATGAGAATCAAGGGAGACGACACTCCTATCATGCCGGGTGAATGGAGAGATGTAGACGTAGCGAGCGGCACTGTCAGAGATAACATCATGCCGCTCCCCTATAAGGAGCCCAGTGCGACGCTGTTCCAACTCCTGCAGAATGTGGTGGATGAAGGACGCAGGCTGGCGGCGGTAGCCGATGTAAAGTTTGACTCCATGAATGGTGAGGCCCCTGTGGGCACCACGTTGGCAATTCTTGAGCGCACCATGAAGGTCATGAGTGCAGTACAGGCGCGGGTCCATGCGTCCATGTCTCAGGAGTTCAAACTTATCGCGGCCCTCATACGCGACTACACTGCACCTGACTATAGCTACGTCCCAGACAGTAAATCCGAGCCCAGTGCGAAAAAGTCAGACTACGAGCAGACGGACATCATCCCCGTCAGTGATCCAAATGCCACAACGATGGCACAGAGGATTTTGCAGTATCAGGCAGCGATTCAGTTGGCACAGCAGGCTCCACAAATCTATAACCTTTCAATGCTGCATCGGCAGATGCTTGAGGTCATGGGTGTCAAGGATGCCGATAAGATTGTAGAAACGGAAGATGACCTACTGCCAACAGACCCTGTTACAGAGAATATGGACGTTCTCAACATGAAACCTGTGAAGGCATTCTACGAACAAGACCACGAAGCGCATATTCAGGTCCACCAAGCCTTTATGCAAGACCCGAATGTAGCGCAGATTATGGGGCAAAACCAGAACGCTCAAGCCATTATGCAGGCAGGACAGGCGCACTTGGCGCAGCATCTTGGCTTTGCCTATAGAAAGAGAATTGAAGCCCAGTTGGGTGTTCCTCTGCCTCCTCCTGACCAAAAGATGTCCCCAGAAATGGAAGCTCACGTCTCTGGATTGTTGGCGCAAGCGGCTCTTCAGGTACAGCAGCAGTCTCAGATTGAAGCACAGGCGGCACAGGCACAACAAGCGGCTCAGGACCCGATTGTACAGCGGCAAATGATGGAGATGCAGCTAAAACAGCAAGAATTGCAGGCCAAAGTACAGATCGAAATGGCTAAAATTCAGACGCAAAAGGAGATTGCGGAGCTTGATAATCAGACGAAAATCCAGCTTCAACAGCAAAAAGACGGTGCTGAAGGCGTAAAACTTGGCTTTAACGCAGCAAAAGAATACATCTTCAAGGAAGACGAGCGGGTACAAGGAGGTATGGCTAAGCAAGAGGATCGCGCACACTCAAGCGCAGAAAAGGACAAGGACCGAGCGTTCAACGCGATGCAAAAACAGGAGAAGGTAAATGACTGAGCTAGAACTGCTTAGCAAAAAGTTAAAAGAGGCCATTATCCCGCGACGAGACGCACTGACTAAAGGAGCCCTTGCTTCTTGGGAAGATTACAAATACCTGACCGGAGTGATCGCTGGGCTTCAGGCGGCATTGGATGCTGTAGAAGAAGCGCAGAAGAGGTACATCGAAGACTAAGACTTCACGGGAGTAGAGGATTCAGGCCACTCTACTCCCTCTTAACGGCCTGCTAATAGAGGACATCATGACGTTTCATGCAAATGTAGATATAGAAGCCACGCTTAAAACAGCGGAGGAATTGGGCGATAAACTTCCCGATCCGGTTGGCTACCAAATGCTGGTCATCAAACCAAAAATAGAAGAAGTCACAGCGGGAGGTATCATCAAACCTTCTGAGTTTCTTCGTAAGGAAGAAGCGGGGTCTGTTCTCGGCCTTGTGCTTAAAATGGGTGATTTGGCTTACCGAGATGAAGCTAAATTTCCTACCGGAGCTTGGTGCAAAGTTCATGACTTTGTGTTGATTGGAGCGTATCGCGGTTCACGTTTCAGTGTCGATGGAGAAGAGTTCACGATCATAAACGACGACATGATCTTGGGCACTATCAAGGACCCGTCAGGGATTAACCGTGCTTATTAAGAGGTAGTTATGAGTATAGAAGAAGGCGTACCTGTAGAAGTTGGGATTGAGGACGAAACTCCCGAAATCGAGATTATTGACGATACCCCTGAAGAAGACCGAGGCCGAAAGCCCCTGCCAGAGTCTGAAAATGACCAGCAGGAAGAAGAGCTCGATACGATCTCTGCGGGTGTTAAGAAGAGGATCAATCAACTAAGCCACCGTTACCACGATGAGCGTAGGGCCAAAGAAGCGTTAGAGAGGCAGAACCAAGAAGCCATAACGCTAGCGCAGACCATCCTCGCTGAAAATCAGAAGTTAAAGCAGACGCTCACTTGGGGTCAAAAAGAGTACCTTAACGAAGCCAATGCCAAGATTGAGTACGCAGAAAAACTTGCGGAAGATAGGTACCGTAAGGCGTATGAATCAGGTGACACAGAAGGTGTGCTTAACGCACAGAAAGAGCTGCAACAGGCAGGACTTCAAAGAGAGCGCTTGGCAAACTTTTCGCCACCTATCCCAGAACCTGAAGAAAATACTTTACAAACGTACCAACAGCCTGTATATAATGCGCCACAACCTGCTTACACACAGCCTAGCTCTCCCCCTGTAGACGCAAAAGCTGAAGAATGGGCAGCGAGAAATCCTTGGTTTGGAGAAGACACAGAGATGACCTCTCTTGCTTATGGTCTCCATTCCAAATTGGTAAATTCGGGTGTCGATACGCAGTCAGATGAATACTATGCGGCTATCGACAAACGCATGAGGGAAGTGTATCCAGAACATTTTGGTAAGGCTAAGAAGTCGTCGCCCGTAGCCCCAGCCGGTAGGAGCACCTCAGTTAAAAAAGTGACGCTAACCGCTACTCAGGTAGCACTTGCAAAAAGACTCGGAGTGAGCTTGGAAGATTACGCCAAGCATGCCGCTAAATTGGAGAAACGCGCAAATGGCTAATGTTATGGACAGAACCCAAAGAACCAATGAGACACGGGAAAAAGAGGTACGACCAGTATCTTGGAAGCCTGCTCACGATCTGCCAACCCCTGCTCCGCAGGATGGTTACGTCTTTCATTGGAAGCGTGTTTCTATGATGGGCACCGCTGACCCCGCTAATATGGCTAAAGCTCGACGTGAAGGATGGGAGCCTTGCAAAGCTGAGGATCATCCAGAAATGTTGTCAGATTTCGCTGCATTCGGTCTGAAACCGCAGGGTCTTATTGAGATTGGCGGTCTGGTGCTCTGTAAGTCTACTCTTGAGAACGCTAAAGCTCGTAAAGCCTACTATGAAGGGCAGACAGCCGCGCAGACTCAAGCTGTAGATCAAAACTTTATGCGTGAAAATGACCCGCGTATGCCTCTCTTCAAAGAAAGCAAGTCGCGTGTTTCTTTCGGTAGCGGTTCCTAAATGGCTAGGGGCCGCGATTACAACTTTTAGGAGTTATTTATGTCTAGTGTTTTTAATCCCGGTCCCACTGGCTTTTTGCCGGTAAACCTTCTGGGTGGCCGTGTCTACTCAGGCGCTACTCGCTCTATTCCGATTGTCTCTGGCTATGCTCAGAACATTGGTTTTGGCGATCTGGTGACTGTTGCTAACACCGGCACCGTTGCTCGTGTTGATACCGCTTCTGGTGCTAAGGCAGCTTTTGCTCTGGCTCCTGTTGGTATTTTCCTTGGATGCCGCTTCACCGATCCTACCTTGAAGTACCCGCTGTTCGATCAGAATTGGGCTTCTGGTACCGTAGCTTCTGATGCAGTTGCTGTCATTGTTGACGATCCCGATGCTATTTTCGAGATCACTCTAACCAATGCTTCTGGGGACCGCTACACCGCAAGTGCAGCTACTCAGTCCACTGTTGGCAACAACATCGGCTACTATCAGCCTGCTACTTTTGTAAATGCAGGCGGCAACAGCACCGTGTCCGCTAACTTTGCTTCAGTCAACACTACCAACACACTGCCCTTCCGGGTTGTCTCTATTGTGCCGGAAAGTGTTCTGCCTGATGGCACCTTTACGCGGGTTCAGGTTATCTACAATGCCGCGATGCACTTCTACCGTCAGGCTACTGGAATCTAAGGAGATATAATCAATGGCTGCTATTTCACGCGCTCAGTTACTTAAAGAGCTACTCCCCGGCCTCAACGCCCTCTTCGGTCTGGAATATGATCGTTATGGCGAAGAGTGGAAAGAACTGTTTGAAGTTGAAAGCTCTGACCGTTCCTTTGAAGAAGAACAGAAGCTCTCCGGTTTCGGTGCTGCTCCTGTTAAGAACGAAGGTTCTGCCATTTCTTATGACACCGCACAGGAAGCATGGTCTACTCGCTATACCCATGAAACCATCGCTCTGGGCTTCTCCCTGACCGAAGAAGCTGTGGAAGATAACCTGTATGATTCTCTGTCTGCTCGTTATACCAAGGCGCTGGCTCGTGCTATGTCCTACACCAAGGAAGTCAAGGGTGCCAACATCCTGAATAACGGCTTCAACAGCAATTACGCTGGTGGTGATGGCAAGGAACTGTTCTCTAACGCTCACCCGTTGGTCAATGGCTCTACCCTGTCTAACGTCCCGTCTACTCCGACTGATCTTAACGAAACCTCTCTTGAGAATGCCGTTATCCAGATCAGCCTGTGGACTGACGAGCGTGGTCTGCTGATTGCAGCAAAGCCGAAGAAGTTGGTAATCCCGCCAGCCCTTCAGTTCGTGGCTACTCGTCTGTTGGAAACCCAGCTTCGTGTCGGCACCACCGACAACGACGTGAACGCTATCGTGAACAACGGCAGCATTCCGGGTGGTTACACCATTAACCACTTCTTGACCGACACTAACGCTTGGTTCCTGCAGACCGATGTTCCGAACGGCATGAAGCACTTTGTACGTGCTGCGTTGAGTACTTCGATGGACAGTGATTTCGACACCGGGAATGCTCGCTACAAGGCTCGAGAGAGGTACAGCTACGGCTGGAGCGATCCCCTGTCGATGTTCGGTAGCCAAGGCTAAACCCAGCAAAATCAAGGGTTTGAGAGGGGCTTCGGCCCCTTTCTTTTTGTTTGCGAAAAGGCTTGTGATTTAATCACAAAGAGCGTAATATAACCTTCGTCAACTAAATAACGGAGGTTTCCAGTGAAAAACGTAATCTATGTGATTCGTAATGTGGTCAACGGTAAATTCTATGTAGGCAGCACCGTTGATGCTCGTGTGAGGTTCCAAGCGCACAAAAGGCGGTTAAAAAAAGGAACGCACCAAAGCCCTCATCTGCAAGCCGCATGGAATAAGTACGGCGAGGAATGTTTTAAGTTTGAGGTAGTGGCTAGCGTTGAGGATAGGGACGAGTTACTCGCCGTTGAGCAAGTTTGGTTAGACGAACACGCGGGAAAGACCCATTGCTACAACTGGGCTGCAGATGCTAGCGCCCCAATGCGAGGAAAAAAACATACTTCTGAAGCCGTAGCTAAAATGTCGCTAAAACATGTGCCCAAAGGTGAAGAGCACTACCGTTTTGGTAAATCGCTAGAGGAAGAAGTTAGGAAGAAAATAGGAGACACGCAGAGGGGTGTACCTAAAGCGCCGGGGCGAAAAGTTTCGGAAGAAGGCAGAGCCAACATAGCGGCTGCAGCAAAGAGAGGTAAAGAGTGCCATTTTTATGGCAAGCGGCCCACAAACGCCGACGACCTACAGAAAGCTGTTCATGCGGTACTTCCAGATAGGACAACCAAGGTGTATAGCAGCCTTACGGAAATGCGAGACACACTGGGGCTAGCTATAGGAACAATCATTCGCGCCTGTAAGTCGGGTAAACCTATTGTGTTTGGCCCCCACGCCGGTTGGGTGCTGTCGTATGTGGATGGAGAAAGAAACTTAGCTCCAGAAATCCCAAAGGAATACTTAGCCTATCCACGCACTAGACAAGAGGCTAAAGCTACCGGGGCCAAACACTATTTCACAGGTATTCCCTGCGATAGAGGCCATATCTCTCCACGTAAAACAAAAGGCACATGCGTTGCTTGTATGAAAGAAGACTACAAAAAGGACAATGACAGGCGCAAACAGAAGATGCTTGACACCCCCTGAAAACTGGGCTATAAGTACCCTAAATCTGGGATTTCTTTAATTGCCTACTCGACTGACCCAGCAGATTCGCACAAGACGATAGGCGCAAGTGCATGAGGTTCTTATGAGCTTTTCAACCTTTTCCGGGCCAATCCGTTCCGGTACTATCCGTGAAGGATCAGCCAATAACTGCGGCGTAGCCGTACTGGTTCAGACCAAAGCCCTGCCTGCTGCTGCAGGTGCTACCACCGTCGCCGTTCTTCCGGCAGGTTCACAGATTCTGGATGTCATCGTTGATACCACCACGGTATTCAATGCAGCGACCACGCTGAAGATTGGTACTTCGTCTAACGACGACGAGTTTGTAACCTCGACAACCATCACCACTGCAGGCCGTAACGACCTGTCCTCTACCTATCAGCCTCTGACTTTTATCAACATAGGCACTTCTGATGTTGCTGTGATTGCGACCACCGCTGGCACCGCTGCTACTGGCGCGGCCCATGTAACGATCATGTATGCACAGAAGGCTTCCAATGGCGCTGAAGACCCTGCCACTCCGTAAGGAGGTTCGGGTGGATTTACAATCAATAATTGATGTTGTTGTTGGTACAGCAGGAGTCATATTCGGTTGGCTATTCAAGATCGTTTGGGATGCCATCAGGGAACTCAAGGATGATATGAAAGAGACCAACCGATTGATCCATGAAACATACGTGCGTAAGGACGACTACCGCATAGAGATGGCAAAGATCGAAAATATGTTTCAGCGTATTATGGACAAATTGGACGAGAAGGCTGACAAATGACCATGCCCTCTCGTGGTGTTGCTAAAATTCAAACTAAAGCTACAGGTGATGCTATGAAATGTGGAATGAAAAAAGGCGGTGAAGCTATGCCTATGGGCAAGAAAGACCCCCGCAAAACCGCTCCTTCTAACTCCAAGAAGAAGAGCTCTAAGATGTCTCTAAAGGGCAACCCTATGGACAAGGCCAGCTTGGGCCGTGCTGAGTCTGCGAGTGGTATCCCCGGTATGATGGGTAAAGGCTATGCCAAAGGCGGTATGATCGACGGCTGCGCCAAGAAGGGCAAAACCAAAGGTAAGATTTGCTGAGGCACTATCATGGCTAGGAAAAAAGTTGAGATGAAGACGCGGCCTAGGCTGAAGGCTTCTACCTTTGCTGATGATATTATTGAGCGTAAAAAAGGCAACTTCCCTACTACCAGCGAAGGCTCTGGTAGGGCTACGTCTAAGCCTGTTTCTACTGCTCTGGATGAACCTTCAGCTAGACCCCTAGCCAAGCGTGGTAGAACCGAAGTTACTCGTCCGGGTCGTCCTTCTATGGATGTTGACGGCAGGCAGAAGCGCCTGCCCGGTTTTAAGGATGTAACAGGCCCCGCAGAACGAGTAAGCAAACCTTCGTTACCGGCACCAAAACCTACTGCAACAACAGCGCCAAAAACGGGCCGAAATATAGGCACCATGGGGGCTAAGGGGTTGGCGGGGCTTGCGGCCTTAGCCTATAGTCCGGCTGTTGGAGAGGGCTCTGATAAGCCTCGTAATTATCCGGGTGAAGGCTTATCACAAGTTGGGCCTAATAAACCAGCAGCACCTGCAGCCACCACCCCTGCTCCTAAACCATCAGCGCCTAAACCAGCAGCGCCTAAACCATCAGCGCCTAAACCAGCAGCGTCAAAACCCGCTCCTAAACCAGCGGCAGCTAGGGCTTCATTAAAACCTGTACCGAGAGCCTCTAAGCCCTCTAAGGCGGATACAGAACGCGAGGAGTTTATAACTGACCTACGTGCATCAGCGCGTAGAATGCGCGATACTTCCTCAGAGATGGCTTCATCCACAGGGCGTATGAAAGAAAAGATGGGTGAGTTTGCTGGTAGCTTCAAAAAAGGTGGTTCAGTAAAATCCCGAGGCGACGGCATCGCACAACGCGGAAAGACTAAAGGGAGATTCAGATAATGGCTGGTAGACCACAGGGGGGCGGTGCCCCCCAACAAATGCAGAACCAAATGCAGAACCAAATGCAGGGGATGCGTCAAGGGATGGCAGGTATGCCCTCACAAGTTCCGGGGGCTAATTTAGCCGCTCCGGGGGGTATGACTAAGCCTGCTGTTATGCCTCAAGGTTTTATGGACGCTCCGAATGGTCCGGGGGGTATGCAGCAAGGTATGACTAAGCCCGCTGTTATGCCTCAAGGGATGGCGCGGCCAATGCCTATGCCGGGTCCGGGTGGAGCGTCGGGTATGTTTCCTGTAATACCTCTTGAAGAACAACCAGCTATGCCACAAGGCCAAGGTTTGATAAATCCAGACCCCGCTCAGGTACAGGCGATGTTTCAACAAGCGCAGGCACAGCAGGGTATGAATGTAGGGGCGTATCAACCTCAGATATCCCAACCGTTGCCACCTGCTGCTCCGCAGCCACAGATATCTCAGCCCTTACCGCCCGCTGCTCCGCAGCCGCAGATGTCGCAGCCTCTTCCACAAGCGCAGCCTATGCCGCGCCCGATGCCGCGCCCGATGCCACAAGGTAGACCACAGATTATGGGTAATCCCACTGCTATGCCGTTGCAGCGTTCACAGTTTAAGGGTAGGCGATAGTCATGGCTAAGTCTCCAGCTTGGCAAAGAAAAGAGGGAAAAGACCCAAAGGGTGGGCTTAATGCAAAAGGCCGCGCTTCTGCCAAGAAGCAAGGGATGAACTTAAAGCCTCCTGCTCCAAACCCTAAAACGGATAAAGATGCAGCGAGGCGTAAGTCATTTTGTGCGAGAATGACAGGTATGAAGAAGGCTAACACCTCCGCTAAAACCGCTAAAGACCCGAATAGCAGAATTAACAAAAGCCTGCGGGCTTGGAATTGTTGAGTAAAAAATCATGGCAAATACCAGTGTAGTTTCTTCCGTCAGTCGTCTGGGCAAATATGAGCCGTTTCATATACAGGTCTCTCGTGGGCAGATCACGATGCACTCGACGGTCATTGTGTTTGGGTACAACCCCGACGTAGACACATCTGAAGAATCTGTATGGCCTGATGGGGGCACGGTTCCTCATCCAACAGTAGCATCAGTGCTCAAAATTAGCTCATCTAGTACGAACGACGCGGCTGCGGGTACAGGGGCAAGAACAGTTACGATTGTTGGGCTTGATGGTGATTTCAACGAAGTCAGCGAAACTGTAACCCTAGATGGGCAGACAGCGGTAAACACGACCAAAAGTTATCTCTATGTAAATCAGTTCTACGTGACTTCTGTCGGATCAGGTGGAGCCAATGCGGGGAATATCAACGCGGGTACAGGCATAGTGACTTCGGGTGTTCCAGCCGTGCTGTATGATATTATTGCAACAGGGTTCAACAACCGTACTACGGGCCATTACTGCGTTCCAGCAGGGTACACAGGATACATGCTACAGGGGCTTTTTTCTGCTGGGCAGGCATCTGGTAACTCCTCCGTTACTGGGTTTTTGAAGCAGCATGGGCCTGATGACATCCTTCGCGTGGGTGCCGTGACAGCCGTCAACAATGGTACGGCAGATTACCTGTTTGAACTTCCTTACAGAATCCCTGAAAAGAATTGCGTCGGGGCCACAGCGATAGGTGCAGCGGCAAACAACTCGGTCAGTTCGTACTTCAATATTCTGTTGATTAAGAACAACGGTCAAACCTAATGGCTAAAGAAATTTGGGATAAGGAGCGCCCTAAAGGGCTAGGCAAACCAAAGAAGCTAAGTTCTGCCAAGAAAGCCTCAGCTAAAGCTGCAGCGAAGAAAGCAGGGCGACCTTACCCGAATCTCGTTGATAACATGCGGGCAGCTAAGAGTAAAAAATGACCACTTCAGGCACAGCGACTTGGACTCCTGATTTTGCCGAAATTATCGAAGAAGCCTTTGAGAGAGTCGGGGTTGAGGTACGCACGGGTTATCAGTTCAAAACGGCGAGGCGCAGCCTCAATTTGCTGTTTCAAGAATGGGCTTCGCGTGGTCTAAACCTATGGACAATCGAACAGGGTTCTTTGAATTTGAGCGTGGGCGTAAGCAATTACCCTCTCCCTGCAGACACCATAGACCTGATTGAAACCGTTGTACGGCAGAATGATGGCAATCCCACCACGCAAGTAGACCTGCAGATAGCTAGAATCAGTGTCTCTACTTATGCCACAATCCCCAACAAATTGGCTACAGGCAGACCCATTCAGATTTTTGTAGACCGCCAAACGGATGCACCGATAGCGAGAATCTGGCCTGCCCCCAATGTAGACGGGTACAAGCTGGTGTATTGGAAACTCCGTAGAATGGACGATACCGGTTCCGCAGGTACGAATACCGCCGATATGCCGTTCAGATTTGTTCCCGCTTTGATCGCGGGACTGTCTTACTATCTCTCTATCAAGACTCCTGAAGCCGAAGGCCGAATCCCGATGCTGAAGCAAATATACGACGAAGCCTTCCAGTTAGCCGCTGATGAAGATAGGCAGAGAGCGTCGGTAAGATTTGTTCCCGCTATCAGCTACGTAGGTGGCGGAGGCTGGTAATGGCTCAGCGTTTTGCCAGTGAGAAAAAGGCGTTTGGCTTCTGTGATCGTTGCGCCTTTCGCTACCCACTGAAAAAGCTCAAGCAGTATGTGGTTCTCGGTAAAATCATAAACCAGCGCGTGTGCCCAGAATGTTGGGAACCGGATAACATTAGGAATTGGGTAGGCATTATAGGCGCACAGAAGGTAGCTAACGATCCGCAGGCACTGCGTAATCCAAGACCTGACACCAATTTGAATGCTTCCAGAGGGTTATTTGCATGGAACCCTATCGCTTCACAACAGGCCGATTTTACGCTTAACAGCGTTTTTGTTACAATTAGCTAGAGGTTACAGATGAAGTACGATGACGTTTCTCAGGATAAGAAAATGATTAAGAAGGCTATGGGCATGCACGATGACCAATTGCATGAAGGCAAAAAGACACGCCTAAAGGGTCTCAAGAAAGGTGGAGTCACCTCTGCTGAAATGAAAAAGATGGGCCGGAATAGGGCTCGTGCCAAGAACCAAAAGAGTAAGTAATCATGAGTACACGTAAAACGGGCGGTACCGCCGAAAAAGTCCCGACTCCAAACACCGCTGGCTACCCAAATGAGAAGCCCAACACTCAGACCGTAAAAGTACGCGGCACGGGTGCAGCCGTCAAAGGCGATAAGTCTTCTACCAAGCTGGGTTAAAAAGTTAAGGGATATTTGACATGAGCCTGACGTACCAGCAGCTTTACGATGCCATTCAGCAATATAGTGAAGTTGACGAGCCCACGTTCAACGCAAACATCCCTAACTTTGTAAAGAATACAGAGCTACTGGTCAACAACACCGTTCAACTCCCAGCATTCAGACGTAATGTTACGGGCGAAGCCACTCAGTTGTTTCAGTACCTCAACATGCCATCAGACTTTTTGTCTGTGTTTTCAATGGCAACCATTGACGCTAGCGGTAACTACACTTACCTCCTGCAGAAAGATGTGAACTACATCCGTGAAGCCTACCCGTTTCCAACGGCTATCGGTGAGCCAAAATACTACGGTCTGTTTAGTTCTACTGCGTTTATTCTAGGCCCGACTCCAGACGTGAATTACACGATGGAGCTTCATTACTACGCGGCTCCGCAGTCTATTGTTGACGCAGGGACTAGCTGGTTGGGCCAGAACTACCCCTCTGTGCTGCTCTGGGGCTCCTTGGTCGAAGCCTCTGTCTTTCTGAAAGGCGAAGCGGATATGACGCAGAACTACCAGAACAAGTATAATGAAGCGATGATGTTGCTCAAGCAGCTTGGAGATGGTAAGAACCGCGAAGACAATTTCAGAACAACCCAAGTTAGAGATCAAGTCGTATGAACGAAGAAAACGAAGCGAACCAGAATATAGAATTTACCCTCAATAGTGTCGCTGTAATGGCAGATCACTTTGAGCCCGACGCAGAATTTGAAATTTCCGAAGAGGTATAAATCATGGCGATCACCCAAGCCTTAGCATCAGCGTTCAAAAGTGAGGTTCTACAAGGCATTCATAACTTCGCCGCTGCGGGTGGCGATACCTTCAAACTTGCTCTTTACACTTCGGCAGCTAACCTAGACTCCACGACTACGGTTTATACGACTTCTGGGGAATCTTCAGGACCGGGGTATACGGCGGGTGGGCAGACGCTGACTAATGTAGGTGTGAGTCTCTCGGGCACCACCGCATTTCTGGATTTTGATGACGTGACATGGACCTCTGCTTCTATCTCTGCGGCGGGCGCTCTGATTTACAATTCTACTGATTCCAATAAGGCAGTAGCGATTCTGAGCTTCGGAGGGACGTACACCTCTACTAACGGCAATTTCCAAGTGACTTTCCCTGCTAACACTAGCAGCACCGCAATCATTATCCTGAATTAAGGGAGCAGCACCGTGCCTAAGATGCAAAATCGGGTCCAAGAGACCACTACTACTGGCGGTACCGGCACGATTACTTTGGCTGGTGCTGTTACTGGATACATTACATTTGCTGCGGGATTCACTACGGGCGATGTGCTCTTTTACACTATAGATAACGGCATTGGCGAGTGGGAAATTGGCATAGGTACCCTTGTTACTACAGGTACACTATCTCGTACTACGGTCATCGCCTCGTCTAATAGCGGTGCGCTAGTCAACTTTTCTTCTGGTACTAAACGAGTATTTTGCTCCGCGCCCACGCGCTCACTGGTCCCCGACCAAGACAGCAAAAGCGGCTACGTCCTCACTACAGACGGCACGAACCCAAGCTGGACTCAGACGCTAAACAGCGTCAACATCGGCAACACAACCGCAGGCACAGGCGCATTCACTACGCTCTCAGCCTCCTCTACCGTCTCTGGTACTGGCTTTAGTAACTATCTCGCTTCACCTCCCGCTATCGGCGGCTCATCCCCTGCGGCGGGTGCATTCACCACGCTTTCATCTTCCAGCACGACGACTGTCGGCACTAACCTTGTTTTCTCAGGCACAGGCAACCGCATCACGGGCGACTTTAGTAATGCGACGATTGCTAATAGGGTGATGTTTCAGTCGAGTGCATCTAACACTCAAACTGTGCTCGGAGTTATCCCAAATGGGACTAGTACATCATCTGCACTTAGTTTAGAAGGAGATAGCGCTGCTGCAAACGGCACAACTCTTCAACTTGTAAATAATATTGGTGGCGCAGGAACGGATTCAAGGATCGTTGCAGGTATTCGCGGCACCGGCACCTATCTCCCCCTAACAATCTACACAGGAGGCAGTGAGCGGGTCAGGATTAGTACGGCAGGCGTAGTCACCATAGGCAGCGCCATCAGCCTCGACCCCACGACAGCGAACTCGTTGGTAGTAAATAGTAGCGGGAATGTCGGGATCGGGACGAGTTCGCCGGGGGCTAGACTTAGCGTACAAAAAAACCAAGACGCATTGACTTATTTTGATATTAGCAACGAAACAAATGGATCAAGCGCGGGTGTTATTCAACGATTTATAACTTACCTTTCGTCAGGGACAGGGACCACATCAGCAGATATTGTTAAGTACAAAACAGGACCGTGGTATTTTGCTAATAACGATGGCCCGATACAAATGCGGGCAAAAACCAATGGCGTTGAATTACTATCTGGCGCAGTAGTATGGACTACGCTTTCTGATGAGACTGAAAAAAGTATCATCGAACCTATTGAAAGTGCAGTAAGTAAGGTTGACACATTACGCTCAGTTATAGGTAGGTATAACACGGACAGCCCCGATGTGCGCCGACCGTTCCTGATCGCACAAGATGTTGAGAAAGTCCTTCCTGAAGCAACCCCAAGAATGACAGATGGAAAACTTGGATTGGACTATTCTGGAACCATTCCGCTGTTAGTAGCGGCAATTAAAGAACTCCACGCCGAAATCGAATCACTCAAACAGAGGATTAACTAATGGCCGATTACAAAGAAACTGACGTCTCCGGGGTTGCATGGCAACGGGCGTATCAAATCCTGATTCTGAACCCACTGGGTCAAGCGCCAACAGTGCGGTATGACGAGGAGCAGGTGATTAACCTCAACAATGAGCAGATCAAGCAATTTGTCGGCAATCTGGGTTACACCGTAGACCCGCTCGGCATCATCGAACTGCGCGATCCAGAAACCCTAGAACTGACCGGCGAAACCATCCCGGTAGCGACGGTGCATGAAGCACTCTTCTCAGACTACATTAACAGAGCGATGGCTCGTGACGATGGGGCTAATCTAGTTCCTCCTGTTGAGCCTGTTGAGCCTGTTGAGCCGGAAGAATAAAACCTGCTACACTACGCGCTCCTATCAACAACAACTCATAGACGACTATGCAGCCTAAAATTGAAATCAGTGTAGAGCTCTTGAACGCGGTCCTGAACTATCTGGGCACCAAGCCTTTCGTGGAAGTCGCAGGACTCATCAATGGCATTCAGGAGCAGGCCAAGGGGCAGTTGCCAGAGACAACGGAAGCGGTAGAGGAATAAGGTTAAGAGGAGGTAGGTATGGTTACATCAAGACAGTGCTTTGCTAAGTGGGGCGACCCTAACACTCGGGAAGACGAGGGCAAATATATGGTGCTGTGGGACGTACCTACCTCGCTTGAAATCGGCGTGATCCCCAAAAGGCTGTACTGCAACCGTGCGATGATCGAGCCATTAACCAAAGCATTCAACAACATCATTAGCCGGGGTCTCATCAACCAGCTTAAAACTTGGGACGGGTGCTTCAATATCCGTAAAAAGAGAGGGGCAACCTCTCAGTCCCTTCATGCGTGGGGTATCGCTATTGATATCAATGCCGCGTGGAATCCCTTCGGGAAAAAGGGCAATATGAGTCCTGAATTGGTGAAATGCTTCACAGACGCGGGTTTTGACTGGGGTGGCACATGGAGTAAGCCCGATTTTATGCACTTTCAATTAGCGAAAATATAAGGTGATGTATGAAAGATGTATTTGGTGTTTCTTTGGCGGAGGCGTCTACGTGGCGAAGCCTAATTGTTTTGCTGACACTGGTTGGCATTGAATTGAGCCCTGAGCAGGCCGAAGCAATCGGCAAAGCGGGGGCAGCGCTGTTTGTAGTTTTCGGAGTGTTCACTAAGCACAAATCGTCCGTAGGCTAGCTGACAGAGACTCGGGGTGTTAGGCTTCTCGGCTATTGCAGACTCGCCCATTGCGGCACCGCGCATTGATGCCTATTTACTCCTAACTTCTCAGAGTCTTAGCCTCTCTCTTTCTTCGGCTGCAGTCACGGCTGCAGCTAACTACGCGCTCTCTTCTCAGTCACTTGTAACGACACTCAACAGCCTGACTGTTGAGGCAGCGGCTCAGTTTGCGCTTAATTCTCAGACCCTAACCACTGCACTCAATGCCGTAACATTAGAGACTAACAACACTTTAGCTCTCGATTCGCAATCTCTCGCTACTACGCTATCTTCCGTAGCTATCTCCGGTGCGGCGGCGGTTACGCTCACTGGGCAAACGCTAACAACTACTCTTAATGCTGTCTCAGTCACAGCAGGTGCAGAAGTCCTACCCACAGGGCAAACCCTCACCACTACGCTCAATTCGGTTACTGTCTCTGCGGCAGCGGGCATAACACCCACGGGGCTCTCCTTCTATGGATATGTTTCGCCGGTTATTCTGAGTGTAGGGGCTACGGTCCCCACTACGGGGTTGATGCTCACATCGACGCTCAATAGTTTCAGAAAGTTCTGGGTAGATATTTTTACCCCACAGATACCTGAGATTCCCTACGATGACTGCTCGATTGGCTCAACGCCGATATGCTACACCCCACCAGAGCCTACAACGCAGGCGACGATTCAGGGAAATTGGAACGAGATAACACTGGATGCGGTAGTAGATGGGCAGGACTGCTCGATTGGGTCACAGCCTATCTGTGTGGGAGTCAACTATACGAATACCGAACTGTTGGTGACAGCAGTGAATGGTGGTGGAGCCATCACGGGAATTTCGATAAAGCACACCTCGCTCTACGATGAAGTCCCACCCAATCCAGCCGTTGTAGTAGCAACAAATGGTGGAGCAAATGCCACGTTCAATATACAATACTCCCAAAATGTAGCGATCAGCGTAGCGATTGCCAACGGCGGCTCTGGGTATATAGTAGGGGATACACTCTTCGTATTAGGAGGGATTGGATACAATCTACCCTCTACAGGCAAATATCCTGCCGCATTGTGGTCCAACATTACAACCACCCAGACCAGCAACTGGGTCAATATACCGACATAAAGGTGCGTAACCATGCCTTCATCATATTCATCTAACCTTAGACTCGAACTCATCGCCTCGGGTGAGCAGGCCAATACGTGGGGCAACACCACCAACACCAATCTAGGCACGTTGCTGGAAAGTTCTATCGCAGGGCGTGTAGAGCTCTCTTCGGGTTGGGTGGCTAACTCACTTACGCTGACGGCGCTCAATGGTGCTAACGATCAGTCAAGGCAGATGTGTCTGGTGGTCCCGGCTATTACGATCAGTGCAGACTCAAACATCGTGGTCCCCGCCAGTGCGGTCACAGCCTCATCGGGCAAGCTATATACCGTCATCAACCGATCAACATCTTATGCGGTCACGATCAAACTCTCAGCCACTACGGGCGTAACGATTCCAGCCAACACGACGAAGACGGTCATCTACAACGGCACGGATTTCCAAGAAGCCTTTACTGCGCTGAACTTCCTTACACTGACAGGCACCCCCACGGTCAACGCACATGCCGTAAACAAAGGCTATGTAGATGGGAAATTTTTCATCAATGCAGGGGCCAATACCGTCACGGGCAACACTACATTTACAGGCACCGTCACTCTGCCCGTAGCGACACCCACAGGCAACCAAGCCACCTCGTACAACTACGTCAATAGCAACTATTTGTGGAAAGCGGCGGGTGAAAGCACTCAGACCATGATCCCTAGGCTGAAATTAACCCAAGCGGCTGTTGATAATGATGATGTAATCACTAAAGGATACGCAGACAGTAACTTTGTAGGGCTCACCACTGTCCAGACGATTTCTGGCACTAAGACATTTTCTACAAATGTCTCCCTAAGTGGCTCCGCGCAGCTTATTCTCCCCAACGCTCCCTTGAGTGGCACTCAGGCTACCAATAAGAGCTATGTAGATGGAGAGATAGCGGCGGCGTCATCTCTAGCCGCGAGCACTTTTGTCCCCCAGACGAGGACCATTACAGTAGGCACGGGGCTTCAGGTCAATGGCACGGCGAGTGCGGATTTGAGTGGAAATATCAATCTTCAGCTTGTTGGAGGAGGTACGGTCACTTCGGTTACGGCAACTTCTCCTTTGACCGCTACAGGCACTACGGCGGTTAATTTGTCCATGAATATAGCCAGCACTTCACAAAACGGCTATTTAACCTCCACGGACTGGAACACGTTTGACGGCAAATGCGATGCTAATGGTTCCAACGCTTCGGGTACTTGGGCCATCAGTATTGCAGGCAATGCCGCTACCGCTACGAATGCAACAAACGCTACGAATGCAACAACAGCCACGACAGCTACAAACGCCACGAATGCGGTAAACGCTACAAACGCCACGAACGCTACGAATGCGGTAAGTGCCACGACAGCTACAAACGCTACGAATGCAAATGCTTTGGGCGGTGTAGCCGCTAGCGGTTACGTACTAAAAACCGGCTCCACGATGACTGGGGCGTTAAATGTTCAGAATAGCGGTTCTCCATCAGGGTATGTTAGTGTTGATACGGTCTTTAATGGCGCTGATTACTTCCCTGCTGTTTTATCTGTCAATACCGCCGCTTCTACCTATAGACCAATAGTATTAGCGCAAATAAGCACTTTAGGCACTTATGAAGTTAGATTAGCCATAGGCACAGGGGGCGCTGTAACGATATCTAACTTAGCTGCTGGCGGTACTGTCTCTGCAGGGGCGGGCACAGGCACACTAACGGTATCCTCAGACCAAAACTTAAAAATAGCTGACGGTTTCATAGAAGATGGCCTCTCTAAAATAGATGCGCTGCAACCTCGTTACTTTTATTGGAAAGATGAAGAGGGTAATGCTAACCTTGAAGAAGGAAGGCAACTAGGTTTTTATGCTCAAGAGGTGCAAGCAGTTAGCCAAGAAGCCTCTCCAACGGGGCAAGGCATATATGATAGAGCGATAATTGCTATGCTGGTTAAAGCCGTGCAAGAACTCAAAACCGAAGTAGAAGCCCTTAAAGGAGCCTAAATCATGCTCCAAAAATTACAGTACCGCCCCGGAGTTAATAGGGAGTCAACATCTCTTGCTAACGAAGGGGGGTGGTATGCCTGCGATAAGATTCGCTTCCGTTCAGGTCAGCCGGAAAACATCGGTGGGTGGACGTTTGCTTCAGATGATGTGTATCTAGGGGCTTGTCGTGATCTGACTGAGTGGGAGTCTCTAGCCAATTCCGGGGTGTCTTTCACTCTGCTGGGCATGGGGACTAACCTCAAATACTACATCGACTCCAACCAAGTCTTTTACGATATCACACCCATAGCAGACTCTTTTGCTGCGGGCACGGTGTCCCTTGATACCATCTATTCAACGCTAGCTTCTTCGATCAGTGCTACTAGCACGGACATTACTCTTGTCTCGGGTACGTCTTTTCAGAGAGCTTTTCCTTTGGTCATCACCATTGGTTCAGAAGATATCTTTGTTCAGAATGTCAGTGGCAATACTCTCACTGGCTGCTCACGAGGCTATAACGGCACTACAGCGGCGGCGTACAATTCAGGCGTTGCTGTCACCAGTCGATGGTTGATCCTTACGGCTACGGCTCATGGCTCGGGTACAAATAACTTCGTCACTATAGGTGGGGCGACTGCGTTTGGGCCTTACACTGCCGCGCAGTTAAACAAGAACTTTCAGATCAAGGCGTTTACTACCAATTACGTAGCCGTAGATGTTGGGGTACTGGCGACATCAGCTTTGACAGGTCAGGGTGGTGGTGCCATCACTGCAGAGTTTGAGATTGACACGGGTGAGGAGTTTTCTACGCAAGGCACGGGCTGGAGTGCAGGTATCTGGAACTCTATGGTCTACAACGCTGGGCTCACCACGGTAGCGGAAGAAGTAGATAACACTGAGACGACGATCACTTTGACCAATGCTTCGACCTTTCCGGCTTCTGGGTATGCACTGCTTGAATCTGAAATCATTCAATACTCAGGCATAAGTGGTAATGATCTGACCGGATGCACACGCGGAGCGACTTCAAGCACAGCGACCTTCCATCAGAACGGTACGACGATAAGAGGCTTGGTCTATCAGTCAACAACACCTAGCGTAACTAATCCTGTCCGTGGATGGAATACACCCGCAGAGTTTGGTATCAACATCCCCATGCGCTTGTGGAGTTCTGACTCGTTTGGTCAAGACTTGGTTTATAACATTCGCAATGGTGGAGTGTACTATTGGGCGGCGGCTGCTAATCTGGATGATACGGGTGAAGTCACGCTACATAGTGGTGTGAACATTGTTGATCTTCCCGGCGCGGATAGTTGGTCTCCTGAAGTGGGTGCCCATGTCTTTGTCTCTGAAGAACGGCATATTGTGGTGCTAGGCACCAACGACCCCACAGCCACGGAACCTAGCGCTCAAGACCCATTGTTGCTTCGCTGGTGCGAACAGGAAGACCCATTGATCTGGGAGCCAACACCTATCAACACGGCTGGGTTTCAACGCATGGCCTATGGCAGTAAGCTGATTACGGCTGAAAAGACTCGACAGGAAGTGCTGATTTGGAGTGATAGTGCGCTGTATTCCATGCGCTATCTAGGCCCACCCTACACCTTTGGGTTCAACACGATCTCAAACGAAGTCACTCTCGCCGGTCCTAATGCAGTCGTCACTGCCAGCAACATCACGTACTGGATGGGCTTGGAAAAATTCTATGTCTATTCTGGGCGTGTGGACACGCTCCCCTGCAGTCTGCGGCAGTACGTCTTTGATGATATTAACGAGTCGCAGTTGGATCAGGTCTATGCAGGCACCAATGAAAAGTTTAACGAGGTGTGGTGGTTCTACCCTTCGGCTTCCACTATCGGTGTGGACAACCCCACAAACGACCGCTATGTAGTCTACAACTACCTTGAGAAAGTCTGGTACTACGGCCAAATGCCGCGCACCGCTTGGTACGATTCACATATCAGAGCTTTTCCGCTGGCGACCAGTGGAGGCAGACTTTTACTTCATGAGAACGGTGTAGACGACTACACCACCAACCCTCCAACACCCGTTGACTCCTTTATTGAATCTTCGGATTTCGACATCGGTGAGGGTGACAACTTCTCGTTCATAAAGCGCATAATACCGGACGTAGATTTTATTGGATCACTGTCAAATACACCTTCTGTGACGATGACGGTATCGACGAGGAATTTCCCCGGTCAAGGCACTTTCACCTCTACAGATAGCGAAGTAGTTTCCAGTAACAAGGTGTCACTGCAAGTGTACGATTACACGCACCAAGAGTGGATTCGCCTGAGAGGAAGACAAGTTGCCTTTAAGATTAGCAGCAATTCTTTGGGTGTAAAGTGGCAGTTGGGAGTCCCAAGAATCCAAGTGCAGCCAGACGGACGCAGATAAATAGATGAGTAAGTCAGGCAACGTCCCCCCCGCTCCGGTACTCCCGCTAGCTCCGCTAGAGTACGACATTCAGTTTCAGAATAATCTGGTGCGGCTGGTCAATTACTTCATCGAGCAGGTCAACAATCCCGGCGATGTGCGGTGCACGTCATTGGTTGCGGCTAACTTCAACCCGGATGGAAATGCGTTCTCTGCGGCTCTTCCAACCCCTATTGCAGCCACGGCTATGGTGGCTCTTTCGTACTATACTATCGTCACGGTAGGCACTACGGACTTCACACTGGTCGGCGCAGCAGACAACAATCTAGGTACCACATTCAAAACTACAGGTGCAGCGACAGGTACAGGTCGAGTGATTACAGGCTCACCCCACGGCACTATATGGCGGGACACCGCTGCAGACAACACCCTAAAAATTATTCCTTGAGGTTACGATTATGAGTTACGGTGGCATAGGCAGTCTTCTTAGTTCAGTAGGTGGCATGGCCTTGACTCCTGCTTTGGAGACGTATATTCAGGATTATATTGGGGATGTGGACTGGCTAAAAAAGCTCAGCGACGACCCAGAAATGGGAGAAAAAATAGCCAACGTAGCAGGTGGCACTCTAGGCACTCTACTCAGTACCGGACTCAACGCGGGCTTAGGCTACGCTACGGGGGGTAAAGAAGGCGCAGCAGCAGGCGCAGCGCAAGGGCTCATTATGGGTGGCGGTGCAGCCCTTCAGCACGACAAGTTCAAAGAAGCTATGGGTATGGGGGCAGCGGCAGCACCTAACAAGCCTGCACCCGGAACGGCTATGGCTAGCACCTACGGTATAAACGAAGACCCTACAAAGATCACGGGTGCTGAAGCATGGAATGAAGCTGCTAGGAAAGCGCCTGTACAAATAGGAAACACCTCGACAGCAGCCTCCGTACCAGAGGTTTCAAAAACGGTTGAAGTGACAGACAACACGAAGCCGGAAACGTCCGCAGATGACAAGCCCGGATATTTTGAATTAGCAGGCAAACTGGGGCTACCGGCTTGGACTATTGGTGCTGGGCTTGGCAGTTCTATGGCTTACGCTAACAGGCAAGAGGAAATTGCGCGAAAGCTGGAAGCTGAGAAAGCAGCAGAGGCTGCGAAAATGCAGGAGTTCTACTCAATGCTAGGTGATTTATATCGCCCTGCGTATGCTGAGGGTGGTGGACTGACAGTCTCTTCCAATGCGGGGGCTCCTGCTTCTGTAACCTTTCCTGATTGGTTTATAGATGAGTTTGCGGGTACGGGTGGGTTAGGTAGTTATGCTTCAGGAGGGTATATCAACACCGAGCCGATGGACCCTGATACTGCCTATCCTCAGTCGATGATTCATAGGGCACAGCCCTATCCAGCCGCATCTCCCATACCGCACGAAGTTGTCAGTATGGAGAAAGGAGGTTTGCTAGAAGGCGAAGGATCGGGGATGAGCGATGATATACCCGCTAATATAGATGGAAAAGAGCCTGTACGAGTAGCCGATGGGGAGTATGTAGTGCCTGCGAATATCGCGGAACGCTTTGGTGAAGAACGCTTACATGCTATGATGAACAAAGTCCGTAGCGCAGCCCATGCTAAAAAAGGTAAACAAATTGTCGAGAATGCAGGCAAGCGGGCATTCATTCAAACCATGAGCCGAGTCAAAGCGTAATGAGCACAGAAGTTGCACCCGGATATGTTATCCATGAGTTTGGTCTAAAGCTGCAAAAGGCTCTAGCTGATGGAGAAGTCAATCCGGGTGTACAAGAGATTACTCACTACCAGACAGATGACCTCTATGGCAGACGATGCCGCATACCTTCGGGCACCGTTGGAGCTACACTCGTTCACAAGTATGACCACATAGCCATCTGCCTGTCGGGGACTGTGGTGCTAGTAGATCAGAACGGGGAGAAGCAGACTATCACCGCTCCTGCTGTAGTCATCACAAAAAAAGGCACACAACGGGCAGTCCTCGCTGTTACAGATGTTGATTGGGTAACTGTCCATCACTGCGAGAACCAAGACTTGGACAACATTGAGAGTATTCTGGGATGTAAGACAATGGCTGAGTACCAGAATCTACTGACGCATACGGAGCACTAACATGTCGCTATTTGGATCATTGGCTGCAATAGGTACAGCTATTTCTTCTGGTATCGGAGCAGCAGTGGGTGGGGCAGCTACAGCGGCGGGCATTTCAGGTACTGCAGGTACTGCAGCGACACTAGGGGCGGCTACATCAGGGGGTCTTGCTGCTACGGGGGCAGCGGCGGGTACGGGTGCGGCAGGGGCTATAGGTAGTGCGGCAGGAGCGATTGGTACGGGGGCTTTAACAGGTTCAGCGGGCGGTGCTGCTATTAGTGCAGCTACAGGTGGAGACCCCGCTCGCGGTGCGGGTCTTGGTGCTCTTACTGGTGGTGCTATGGGAGGTATTGGAGCGGCATTTGCCCCCGCCGCAGCGCCAGCAGCGACCACAGCAGGAGAAGCAATTCTTAACCCCACAGCACAAGCTGCAGCCCCCGGTGTGCAAACTGTTGGCGATATAGCTACCGAAACGGCTATGAACCAAGTAGGCAACGCCGTGACTCCCGGTGCAGCAAATATAGCATCTACGGCTCCTGTGGCTACTAATGGGGGCAACGCTCTAGGGGGTATTGGTTCTCTTCTTAGCAATGACACCGTTAAAGGTGTCGGCATGGACCTCGCCAAAGAAGGAATCGGAACGGGAATGGATAATATGCAGCAAAATGCCCAAAACACCGCAAACAGTAGAATGGCACAATCTTACGCGCAGGCAAGCGCTCAGCAACAAAAAGAAAAGGATGACGCATTCAAAACGCAGCTAGCTAGAACCCAAGGGGGTATTAGTGGAGGCCGGGGTATGGGTATGAACAAAGGTGGCGAGGTAGCCCTACAAGAAGGGCAGTTCATTATTCCAGCCGATGTTGTCAGTGCGCTTGGTGACGGGTCCACTAAAGCCGGTGCTAATTTCTTGGATGAGTTCTTTGGTGTATGACGCTCCGTGTTGAAGTGGTTCCCTCAGAGTTTTTGAACATCACTTGGCCGAAAGTTGAAAAGTACATTGCAGCGGCTGTTGAGTATTCTAATGGCATGCTCTCTGTAGAAGAGGTCAAGGTCAGAGTTTTGGATGGAGTATGGACACTCATCGTAGTCATTGACAATTCTGATACAATACAGGGAGCCGCTGCGGTTTCTTTTTTCAATAGAACAGACAATCGCGTTGCTTATGTCACTAGCATAGGCGGCAGACTGATTTCAAACAAAAAGGCTTTTTCGCAACTGCGCGATCTCCTCAAAAAGTACGGGGCCACTTGTATAGAGGGCACCACTAGAGATTCGACACTGCGCTTATGGGAAAGGATTGGTGCCCGTAAACAGTCCAACTACATACAAATAACCCTGTAAATTTAGAGGATACGAACATGGCATCTCCTCCCGGCCAAAAGCCTGTCACATTCTCAGAGAGCACTGTAAGAGACCCCATAGCAGAACAGAAATGGGCATACCTAACAGCGCATGACTACTCTCCGTTAAACATTCTGACAGCCGACGCTTCTCGAAAAGCGCAGATTCTAGCGGGTATGGCAAAAAATGACCCGAAAGCGCAGAAAGCGTTCTTTGGGCGCAAACCTACCGCTGCAGATTGGGCTAACTTGAAGGGAGGCACGGGGCAACCTATTCCTCAGCCTACACAAAAAGCCGCACAAGGCGGGCTGATGGCTCTGCGGGGGTACTCTTCGGGTGGTTCTCCAAAAGCAACAAATGCGCCCAAAAAGGACGCACCCAAAAAGGACGCACCCAAAAAGAATGCCCCTGAAAAACAAAAACCCCCTGCTAAACCCAAGCTAGCCCCGCCGCCTAAAAATGAAACCGCGCAGCAGCGTAGCGAACGCTTGATGGCCTTTGAAACTGCAGGCGGAAAGCTAAACAAGCAGCAGAAAGGCTACGTGGCTAACTTTGCGGAGTACGCCGATAAAGGCTATCCCATAAACCCGAAGACGGGTATGCCCACTCCGCCTAAACTTCCTTCAAATGCTACCAAAGCCCAGAGAGAGGCGGCAATGGAGAAGTTTACTGCGGATACTAATCTCAACGTAAACGATAAAGGTAAGCTGGCTCCCAACACGGGCGGTCCTAACCCGAACATCTCCTTAGCCGATAGTCTTACACAGACCCCTGTAGGGTTTGACCCGCAGTCCTTGAAATCGACTATGGCTAAGGACGGGAAAACAGTAATCCCGCCCAGCTTTATGACTGACCCCTATGCGGGCATAACAAACCCTTTCTATCGTCAAGCGATAGACTACCAAAAAAATATGAAGATGCCCGGTGAGTATGGGCAAGCCTCTGATATGTATCGAACGGCTGGGGCCGGATTAGAAAGTCTGGCTGGGTACAAACCACAAGATGTTTCTTACCAAAATGCTTCGGCTGAAAGAGCCAGTGCAGAAAAAGCCGCCGCCGCACAGATGGGCAGTATTGCTAATGTCAGTGCGGAACGCGCAGCGGCAGAAAGAGCTCAAGCCTCTCAAATGGCCGCTATTGCTGATGTTAATGCACAGCAAGTAGACCTCGGGCAGTATAACGTAAACGCCTCGCAAATGCAGCGCCCAGAGGATGTAACCGCTAAAGAACTGCAGCGGTATCAGATGGACAGCGCAAACCCCGTCACCACCCAAGCACTCGAAGCCTATCAAATGGCAGGGCCGGGGTCTTGGACCGATGAGGGTGTGTCTAGCAAATACATGAGCCCCTACATGCAGGGAGTCATTGACATCTCAAAGCGCGAAGCGGAGAGAGACTATACCAAGCAGATGAATGCACTGAATGCCAAGGCTGTATCGGCTGGAGCGTTTGGTGGGTCTAGGCAGGCTTTGGAGCGCTCTGAAGCACAGCGTAATTACAACGAGCAGTTGCAAGACATTCAAACGCGAGGTCTGCAGCAAGCTTACGAATCAGGTCGTTCTCAGTACACTGGGGAATTAAGCATGTCGCAGCAGGCGGCTCTGCAGAATCTGCAGTCTAAACTCTCCACACAGTCGCAGTCTTCGCAGCAAGAGTTGCAAGCGATGCTCTCTAACCAGAACATCGACTACCAGACCAAAGTGCAGAACCTACAGGCTATGCTGGGTGTACAGTCTCAAGAAGCACAGCAGATGCTCAATGCGTCACTGGCTAATCAACAGGCTGAAATGGTAACTAGCCAAACCAATGCACAACTGGCACAGCAGGCAGCACTGGCTAACCAAGGCGTAAACTCTCAAGGTGCTCTGGCTAATCAAGCAGCAGCGCTTCAAGCGGCTCTAGCTAATCAACAAACACAGTTTGGCACAGGGCAGTTCAATGCTGGGGCGCAGAATCAAGCCTCTCTTGCTAATGCTCAGTTGGGAACACAGGCCAATCTAGCCAACCAACGGGCGGCACTTGAAGCGGCTCTGGCTAATCAGCAGACTCAGTTCGGTGTGGGCTCTTTGAATGCAAATCTGGCGAATCAAACCAACCTGCAGAATGCTTCGCTGGGAACACAGGCGGCTCTTCAAAATGCTCAGTTGGGTACAAACGTCAACCTTGCCAACTCCCAATACGGCCTGCAGTCGCAGATGGCTAACCAACAAGCGGGGCTTCAAGGAAATCAGCAGAACATCGGCGCTTTTAACGCTATGGGCAACATGGCTCAAGGCTTAGGGGCTATAGGC